CAGCTTCCACTAGCTTACGTTGTTCTGCTACTTCGGTAGTTTTTTTCGTATAGTCAGCACCAAGCTGATAACCTTTAATCAATTCAGATAGAGGTACTTCTTTTTCTTCCCCTGCGGCTTTAATTACATATGAAGGCTCTTCTTCTTGACTGTCATCTTCTTGTACTTCAGCTTCGTCATCAACGACTTCTTCTACTTGTTCAGCTTCTTGTTGTGGCTCTGCTTCTTGCTCCAGTGCTTGTTCAGCTTCCAGTTCACCTGCTCTTTGCTCCGTAGAGTTAGCTGGGGTGTCCATTAGACCTTCAAACGCATTGGCTGCTTGACTTACAGTAAGCGTGCCACTTCCAGATTCTTCTGGAGTCATGGTGTTTTCACTCATTTATTTTCCTATATTACCTCTATGGGAGGCGTACCAAATGTAGAATTATCTACAATATCTTAAATCGGTTCTCATCTATTGCTTGACCTGCTGCAATAGCCTCAAGACTGCCGATTAATTCTTTAACTGCTGCTATCTTATGATAGGCATGTTCTCTAATTTCTGTATCAGAAGCGTTAGAGTTTATAATTGTTTCCATATGCACATCAATGATTGACTTTAATACTTCTTTAAAGTCGTCATCATTTATGATGTTTTGAATGTTTTGTATGTTCATTGTTTATTAACTTGTAAATCCTTAATATCTTTAAGAGATGCCATTACTGATTTTAATGAATCAGATTGAGATTTTTGTGCTTGTGTTTGAGCATCTGCTTGAAGTTTAGCTTCTTGCATTTGCAACTCTAGTTGTTTACGAGCATTATCTAATTCCATTTGCTGACGTTCTAAATCAAGTTTAGCTGATTCAGTTTGTGCTCTTAATTGTGCTTTTTCACGTTCCACTTGTGCCAAGATTTGTGTAGCTTGTACATTAGAATCTGGTTGTGGTGGTTGTGGTTGAGATAATGCTTGTGCTTGTTCTGGTGAAATTTCATTCATAAATCCAGAAGCATCTTTAAATCCAGCCATGTGAACAAAGCGTGCCAATGTATCACGATACTGTTTAATGTTTACTAATGGATTAGATAAACCATATTGAGAAATAATTTGTTCTTGTTTACCTAAAATCATTTGTAATGTAGATAATTGGTCTGTTCTTGAACCGTTACCTAAACCTACATTAATAGAAATACCATATTCTTCTGACCATTCACGAGGATTAAATGGAATATATTTACCAGTAATACGAATAGTTCTTTCTTGTTTTTGGTATTTGCAAAGTAATCTAAATATAGATTGGAATAATGATTTAACACCTGTTTCTGCAAAAATACGAGCAATAAGTTCTAACTTACCGTTAGCAGCAGATGACATAGTTGATACTGCTGTAGCTGTAGTGTTTTGTAATGAGTTAGGGTCAAGACCTTGTTGTTGGTCTGATACACCTGTACGTTTAGCTTGGACATTATCTAGGTATTCAAGCATTGGAAATGATTGAGCAGCATTAGATTGTACAGTTAATGGTACAAGTGCATTAGGATTCTTAATACGCACTACACCACCTGCTGTAGATGTGAGTAAATCATCAAGATTAACTTGACCTTCTACTGCACCTACACGATAGTTGTTTGTTAGGTATAAATTGTCTAACATTTGGCGTGTAATTGTAGACTTAATAAGTTGCAAGTCCATAGTTCTATCTGCTAATGAGTTACCAAAGAATTTATGTGGAATTGGTAATGGGCAAATAGAATGGAAAGGAATGTAATCACAATCCTCATCACTTAAAATTTCACTAGATGCGTAAACAATCTTACGAAGTTCAGCAACACCATCATTATTGTAATCTACTTTAATATAACACTCATATACTTCACACAATTGCATAGAGTGGTCTTGTGACATCATGTCAGTTGGTTGTTCACCACGAGTATAACGAGCAATTCTTTCTGGAGAAAACTCCAAAGCATTACCAGTAGCTAAACCTTCTACAACTTTAGGGTCAAAGCCCATTGCAATCAATTCTGAACGAGTCATCATTTTACGATGAGCACAGAAACCAGATTCTTGAATGTTTCTAGCACGTTTAGATATAATAAACTCTTCTGGTGGTACATTTTCTACACGAACTGTACCATTACGAACAGTTTTTCTTAATTTAACATCATGTGTAGGTATAGGACTATTAGGATTTAAGTTTTCATCTATGTTTTCTTTAGAATCAACACTAATAATTTCTACTTCTGGGTCTTGCATGATAAGTGCAAGCTCATCATCGGTTAAACCTTTGTATGTTTCTTTGGTAATGTTTGTTTCATCATCCCAATACACTTTTACTACGCCTACTTTTTCAAGAAGTGCGTCTTTAAACCAGTTATGCAATACGCTAAAACCATCATTGTCTTTATAGAAAACGTGATTAACATATGTAGTAGCTTGATTAGCTAAAGCCTCATCGCCTTCTTTAACAGGTTCAAACTGAACAATGTTTTCAGAGGATGTAAATATACGGATAAGTTGTGGCAATGCACCATCAACAGCTTCTGCTACTTCACCAGTAACAACTTGAGATTTACCTTCTACTTCGTTACCATAAGGTCTGCGTAAGTAGTACTCTAATGCTTGTTGTCTTTCGCCTGTGGTTTCAGACTGAATAAAACCTAATGAACTCCAGATTTCAGAATCTAGAATAGCTTTAAGTTTGCTTTCATCCATTAAATAACCAGATTTATTTGCTTTTGCCATTGTTATACTATCCAATTTGTGTTTACGTTAATAGGTCTATTCCATTCTTCTGCAGGTGCATCGTTTAAACCTGTTGCAAGGTATCTAAAAGCGTCACTAGCGTGTGATGACCAATCATGTAATGGTCTATCATGGAAGACTGCTCTTTTCTCGTCATAGTGCCTACGATAATTGCGAAGAGCATCTAAACCTTGTTTAGCTTTTGGGTCAAACCAACATCTAGGAATCATTCGTCTAACAGCTTGTATGCCATCAGCAACATTAAGACGAGGGCAAGTAATAATATGAAGTCCTGCATCTTCTAGAGTCTCCTTACGAGATTTTCCAGTGCCTAATTCACGAACTTCTACGTCATGTGGTAAGATATGCTCAAAGTGCATGTAGTCATTGTCTTTTAACCACTGAACATAGTACTCTAAACCTTGACCATGATTTTCCATGTAGTCAATAAGACGTATTTCCTTACCAGTTAGCTGTGCTACCCATATTGCAGTAGAATCTGACATTCCCAAATCCCATGCAGTGTAACTTCTGCACAAATCATCACGAGGAATATCGGTCATGTGTGCTTTTTCTTCAATTTCGTTTATTAATTTAGAGTAATATGACCCCTCTACAGGTGAATTAAATGAACATTCAAATTCTTGCATGAATTTGTCGTCACCCATTTCTAATTTTGCTGCTCTTAACTCTTCTTCGTTAAGAAGTTTTGTATCAGAAGACTTAAATTCTAATAATTTCCATCCTTGACCCTCTGCTGCTCTATCTCTTAAGCCTCTAAAATGGTTATTTCCCTTTGGAGTGCCCATTGCAACACAAAAACCTAATCTATCTGTCAGTGCTGGTCGTACAATATCACTAAATACTGAAGGATTTATGTTTCCTATTTCATCTATGACGCAGCCATCGAGGTAAATACCTCGAAGTGAGTCTGGGTTATCTGCACCGTAAAGAGAGATACGTCTACCCATAAAGTCAACACGAAGTTCAGCAATGTTTACCTTTGCACCAAGAGGTCTAGTATAATTTACAAGGTAGTCCCATGCAATTCTCTTGGATTGATTGTATGTTGGAGCTACATAAGCATAACGTGGTTCTTTTTTAGTACAAGTTAAAGCACTATGTATAAGCTGATTTATGGCTGATACTGTTTTACCCATACGTCTATGTGCTACTACTACCACAAATCTATTATCTCTTACAGCATTGTGTATAAGTTTTTGTGGGACTCGTGGTCTATAACCTGTATCTAATGTTTTGTTTTGCGACTCCATATAGGGTCATCGCTCCTTAAGGTTTAATTTTTTATGCTAATTCTGTTACACATAGTGTTGAAGCTGTTACAGTTGCATCTTTAATATATGCAATTTTATCGCCTGCATTAACTTTAAATATACTTACAGAATTATTTGGAATCATCATGCTTGTTGTAACAGAAGCTGTTGGAGCTGTTCCAAAAGATACATGGCAATGACCAAGTGAACAAGATACTCTTACTAGAGTTGTACCTGCACCAAATGCAGTTGAAGCTGCTGTAGTGTTACCTACTGAAAACACTTGTGATGTACTTGGTACATAAGCATCTACTAAATTTTCATTATCATCAAATCGTATGCTACTCATTATTATCTCCTGTTGAATATTCTTCTTTGTTACCGTTTTCAAATTTAGCCATCATAAGCATTTTCTTTTGTGCTGAAGTAAGTGGCTTTTTAATTGGACCACCTACTAACCACGCAGAACAAGTTCTGTCAGCAGCACACTTAAAATCGAATAGTTCACAATAACCTAGTTCAGCAGAAGCAATGACTTCTGGTGCATAAGACTCGTCTACAGATTCATCACCTGCAATACCATGAACAATACAATTCATCATCTCTTCAGTTTGGATAAAGGCAGAGCAGTTACCACAGCGTGATTGTTTAGCAATCTCTGGTGTAGTAGCCCATTCGTCTGCACGTTTAGCCCAAAATACTTTATCTTCTATGTTTGGATTTACTGGACCATAGCCAACGTTTTTAAATGCCCAATCTCTATTCTTAAGATTGAGTTTAATATCATGTGTGGCTATAGGACATTTCATTTCTTTTTATTCCTTGCTGAAATATTTTTGGCTTTTGCTTTAGCATCTGATTTAGATGAAGCACCCCAAGCCTTTAGGGATAGCAATAGTCTTGTTGGCTCACCGTTAGGTTTATGTTCTGGTCCAGCCATATTACCCATACGAGCTAGGAAGGATGCACGTCTAGGATTGTCACCAGACTTTACAGGTGCTTTTAAAGTACCGCCTGTTTGAGCTTTGTAAGATGCACGACCTTTAGCGTTTAATCCGCCTTTAGGATTCTTTCCTTCTTTTTTTTGCCAAGCAGCACTCATTTCTTTTTAGCTGTCTTTGCTGATTGTTTAAATGCTTTAGCAGTAGGAGCACCTT